AACTTACTAAGTCTAATCAAGAACTTCAAAGAGAAATCTCCACAAGAGATGTCTGCGAAGGTCTAACTCTTACACAATCAGAAAAAGTTAGAAGTTTAAGTGAAGGAGTTGATTTTGTTTCGGTTGAAGATTTTGGGGAGAAATTACAGGTAATTAAGGATAATTATTTTCCTACTGAGTCTGTAGTTTCAGTTGTTAATGAGGAGACTGTTGCAGTTGAAGAAACAACTGAAGAGTCAGAATCAAAGACTGCTGTATCTCAAACCGACCCACAAGTAACTGCAATTGCAGCTGCTATGGGTAGATTCAGTAAAAAATAAGTTTTTATAAATAATTACGAAGTTAAGAAAATTAGACAACTTAATTCGACAACACTAAAAGGAGACTAGAGATGTATCAAGATACTCATCTAACAGAAAAACTTCAAGAAAAGTGGAAGCCAGTAATTGAGCATCCTGATCTTCCTGAGATTGGGGATTCGTACAAAAAAGCGGTGACTGCAATTCTTTTAGAAAACCAACAAAAGGCTGCTGCTGAAGACGGTGCAATGCAAAGTCTAACAGAGGCTGCCCCAATTAACGATGTGGATGGTGGAATGTCACCAACCGTAGGTAGTGAAGGAAATATCAAGGGTATGGATCCTGTCCTTATCTCTTTGATAAGACGTTCAATGCCAAACCTAATGGCATACGATGTACTAGGTGTTCAACCTATGACTGGCCCAACTGGACTTATCTTTGCGATGAAGTCACAGTATGGTGACCAAGCAGCTGAAGCACTATTCGGTGAAGCAGATACTGACTTCGCTGGTGCTGGAACACACGCTGGTACAGACCCATTTGCTGACTTTAGTATTTCATCAAATGCTGGTTCATATGGTGCCGCTTCCAACTTCACAACTGGTACTGGTGCTGCTACTAATAAAGCAGAAGCACTTGGTGACGGTTCTGTTGCTGGAATGGGAACAGGTGGACACTTCAACCAAATGTCATTCTCAATCGAAAGAGTGACAGTAACTGCCAAATCACGTGCCCTAAAAGCTGAGTACACTCAAGAACTCGCACAAGACTTAAAAGCTGTGCATGGACTTGACGCAGAAGCTGAACTCTCTAACATTCTTTCTACAGAAATTATGGCAGAGATTAACAGAGAAGTTCTTAGAACTATCTATGCAGCTGCGAAGCCTGGTGCTCAAAGCAACGTAACTGATACTGGTGTTTTTGACCTTGCAACCGACTCAGACGGAAGATGGTCTGTCGAAAGATATAAAGGTCTAATGTATCAAGTCGAGAGAGAAGCTAACGCAATCGCAAAAGAAACTCGTAGAGGAAAAGGTAACATGATTATCTGTTCTTCAGATGTTGCTTCTGCACTTGCAATGAGTGGACAACTTGACTACAACCCACAAATGCAAACTAATCTAAATGTTGACGATACTGGACAAACTTTTGCTGGTGTTCTTAACGGACGTATTAGAGTGTATGTAGACCCATATTTCGCAGTAGGTGCTGCTGGATATGAACTACTTGTTGTAGGATACAAAGGTTCTTCACCTTATGACGCTGGTATGTTCTATTGCCCATATGTACCACTACAAATGGTTCGTGCAGTAGGTGAGAATACTTTCCAACCAAAAATTGGATTTAAAACTCGCTACGGTATCGTAACAAACCCATTTGCTGGTTCATCTGCTCACGCTAACCAGTACTACAGAATAGTCGCTGTTAAGTCACTACTCTCATAAGAACAAATAATAATAATTAGTTCTAAAAACTTAAGGGTCTCTTCGGAGACCCTTTTTTTTATGCATAAATATTATTAGAATGATAGAATTGTTAATAATATCTACAGGAAAAAAGGCCTTAATAGTTGCATGGATTATTGTATATACAGTAATAATTTCTCAACCAGCAGAAGCATCTGAATATAAGAAACCAGAAAATATATTTCAGTGTTTTACTTGTTTTCTCAAAAAACCTAGCGATTGGACTACAGAACAAGAAAAAAGATTGGGAAAACGTGAAGACCCAAAGTATGTAACATGTCGCAGATATAAAAGAATACAAGCAAAGAACGGACAACAAGTCTGTATCTACAAAGGTGCAAATAACACCTACAAGTTAGTTGTGGAGGGCCAGTGTCCGAATCAGTATCGTTGTAAATATGACCCCAACGGAAAAGAGCCCAATATAGATAGTGTAGTTGACTCTCTAAATTCCAAGTTTAAAAAGTGATATAAATAGTATGTGTTAGGAGAGTAAAGATGGTAACATTAAATACAGATACAAATAACCCAAATATACTACAAACAAATTCTTTTGAATTAGTAATTAGTAAAGCGCCAACTATAAGTAAATTTGTACAATCAGTATCAATCCCAGGCATCACAATGGGAGAAGCAACCATAGGAACTCCATTTGCAGATAGAAGAGCTCCAGGCGATAAAATAATTTATTCTGTTTTATCTGTGTCTTTTGTACCAGATGAAGAATTTAAAGTTTGGAAAGAAATTTATGAGTGGATTACTGCTTTAGGATTTCCTATCAATTTTCAACAATACGGAGCATATGCAAGTGAGAGACAAGGACTTACTCCTAAAGACCCATTTTCTGATGCATCTTTAATCATAAACGACAACCAAAGTAATCCGAAAATAAAGTTAGAATTTAATAGTTTATTTCCAATTGCATTAGGAGATATTCCATTTTCAACATCAGATACTGGGGCAGACCCATTACTAGTAACAGCAGACTTTCAATATACATACTATACATGCACTAATTTATAATTTTGAGGTGATTATATGAATGATTCAGTAGAGTTGATGGCAAAGTTCATTGACGAAGCAAAAGAAGATATTAAATTAAATTTTTTAGACATAGAAAATGAACTATTAAGAAATTCACACTTAATAGGAAAATGGCTAACATATCAACAAAATCAAAAAGCAAAATTTCTGTTAATAGAAACAGAATACAAACGTCTATTATCAAAGAAAAAAAGATATTTGATGGGTAGATTAGACGATGAAGAACGTGAATCTAATGGTTGGCCCGTAGAGGGAAATAAAATTTTAAAAGCAGACCTTGATATGTGGTTAGATGCAGATGATGAAATTTTGAAAAAGAAAAAAAATTATTTGGTACAAAAACAGATAGTAGAATTTATCGATAGTACTCTCAGTCAAGTTGTAGATAAAAAATGGTCTATCAAGGCGTATCTTGATTATAAAAAATGGATTGAAGGAAACTGATGGAAGAAGTTCTGGTTGAAAAACTGGATGAAGTATATGTTCGTATAGATTCAAATGAGTTTTTTATTTTAAAAGAACTTGTTGAGTATTTTACGTTTAAAGTTCCAGGCGCTGAATTTATGCCTTCCTACAAAAATAAAATGTGGGATGGTAGAATCAGGCTTTTAAATCCTAATAATAGAAAATTGTATAAAGGATTAATTCCTCAACTAAAAAGATTTTGTGATTTAAATAATTATACTTTTGTATATGAAAATATACAACCACCAAATTTCACAGACGATAATCTTAAAGAATTAGTTGATTATATAAAACCACAATCAAGTGGAAAATCAATTTCATATAGAGATTATCAATTAGATGCAGTAAAACATGCAATTAACACCCAAAGATGTTTACTACTATCACCAACTGCATCTGGTAAATCTCTTATCATCTATACGTTACTAAGATTTTATTCTTTACATCCAGAATTGGAAAACAAAAAGCTTTTAATTATTGTACCTACAACATCTTTAGTACATCAAATGTATTCTGATTTCGAAGATTATGGATACAACAGTGAAAAATATTGTCATAAAATATATAGTGGTCAAGATAAAAATACTCATAAAAGAATAGTAATATCTACATGGCAATCTATATTCAGATTAGATAAAGAATATTTTGACCAGTTTGGATTGGTGATAGGAGATGAATGTCATTTATTTAAAGCAAACTCTTTAAATAAAATTATGGATAGGATGGTAAATTGTAAATATAGGTTTGGAACGACAGGAACATTAGACGGTACTAAGACTCATAAGTTAATGCTCACTGGAATGTTTGGCGATGTCAAACAGGTTACCTCTACTAAAAAATTAATTGATAATAAAACTCTTGCAGAATTTAAAATAAAAGCTTTAGTACTAAAGTATACAGATGAACAAAGAAAAGAAAATAAGAAAGAGAATGAAGGTTCTGGTAGAAAGTATGCAGATGAAATATTTTGGTTACTTCATAACGAAAGAAGAAATAGATTCATAAACAACTTGACTTTAAGTCTAAAAGGTAATACACTAGTTCTTTACCAAAGAGTAGAACAACATGGCAAACCAATGTTTGAAGATATATCTAAACGTGTAGAAGAAGGTAGGCCTGTATTCTTTGTTAGTGGTGAAATAAAGGGGGAAGTGAGAGAGGAAATTAGAGCCTTAACTGAGAAATCAAACAATGCGATAATAGTTGCATCTTATGGTACATTCTCTACAGGAATCAATATTAAAAATCTTCACAATGTTGTGTTTTCATCACCTACAAAAAGTAGGATAAGAAATCTTCAATCTATAGGAAGAGGATTAAGGAGAGGTGATGCTAAAGAAAGTGCAGTTTTGTATGATATCGGTGATGACTTACGACACAAAACGTATATTAACTTTGCAATGAGGCACTTTTTTGAACGCATAAATATATACAACGAAGAGAAATTTGACTTTCAAGTTCATGATGTACAATTATATAAGGGAGTTTAAAAATGCAATATAAAATAATAAAACTTCATAATGGGGATGATATCATAAGTGGGGTACTTCAAATAAACGAACAAAAAGATACTATTGCTCTAGAAGACCCATATTGTTTGAAACAGATTCCAGTTCAAGATGGTGATGGTGACCCAACTGGGGCCACTGTTGCATTTGTTAGGTGGATTCCTTTCACAGAGGATAGTCATATCTACTTGCCACTAGACAGGATTGTTACGATGACCAACGTGAAGGATGACCTATTGAAGTATTATATAAAATTGTCACAAAAACACAAAGATGAGCCCCACAGTGAGTTTTTAGAAGACGATACTGAAGAAGAGGATTATTTCAAGAAGTTATCAGATGACTCATCAACTATACATTAATATGTTTCTTAAAGACCTACAAGGTCTATTATACACAAGAAAAAACTTTTGTCAAGCATTATTTTAAAAAAATATAAAAAAAGTTTTGCTTGACATTGGTTCTATTTTGGGTTATACTGATATAAATTTTACGAGGTGAACTATATGCCATCCAAGGAAGCAAAGCCCAAGAAAAGGGTTAAACAACATTACGTTGATAACAAGAGATTACTGCAAGCGATGATTGAATATCGTGAAATGATTTCGAAATCGAAAGCAGAAGGTTCTCCAAGACCAAGAGTACCAAGTTATATAGGTGAATGTATTATGAAGATATCAGAACATTTATCATATAGACCCAACTTCATTAACTATACCTATAAGGATGATATGATATCCGATGGTATAGAAAACTGTCTATTGTATATTGACAATTTCAATCCAGAAAAATCGAAAAATCCTTTTGCATATTTCACCCAGATAATATACTATGCATTTATCAGAAGAATACAAAAGGAAAAGAAACAGACCTATGTAAAGTTCAAGTCCTTTGAACAAGCAAGTCTTATGTTGGATTTAGCAGGAGAAGGTAAGGATAATGCAAATCCAGTTAATCAAAATTTCCTAGAATTTATTCATAATAATATGGATGAATTTTTAGAAGATTTTGAAAAAACTCAAAGAAACAAAAAAGAGAAAAGAAAAAAATCCAAAGAACTTGCTGAAGCTGAAGAAAATCTAAAGGATATTTAATGAAAATTGCACTTATTACGGATACCCATTTTGGTGCTCGTGGGGATTCGATGTTATTCTATGATTATATGATGGAGTTCTACAATGAAGTATTTTTCCCTTATATAGACGAAAAGAAAATTAATACGGTTATACATCTTGGAGATGTTGTTGACAGAAGAAAGTTTATTAATTTCAATGTCCTTCATCGATTCAAGAAAGATTTTTTGGGCGGTTTACAAAAACGTAAGTTAGATACTCATATAATTATTGGTAATCACGATACATACTTCAAAAATACAAATACTATTAATGCGATGAATGAATTGATTGATTTTAATCATCCATACGCACCTAAAGTCTATACAGACCCAATACACTTAACATTTGATGATAGAAAAATATGTATCATGCCTTGGATTAATTCAGAAAACTATGAAAATGCATTGAGTTTTATAAAGAAAAGTGATGCTGAAGTTTTATTCGGCCACTTAGAGATTGCTGGATTTGAAATGAATCGGGGTATGAGATGTGAAGATGGATTGAGTATAAAAAAATTCGATAAGTTTAATCTTGTTTGTTCTGGTCACTTTCATCACAAATCCAATAATGGAAAAATTCATTATCTAGGAAATCCCTATGAAACCACATGGATGGATTATAATGATCCAAAAGGATTTCATATATTTGATACTGAAACCCTAGAATTAGAATTTATAAAAAATCCATTTAAAATGTTTCATAAAGTTTACTATGATGAAGATAAGAAACAAGATATATCAAACTTATCTGATAGATATGTTAAAATAATTGTTCAGAACAAAACTGATTCGTATAAGTTTGATGTGTTCTTGGATTCTTTGTATAAACAAAATGTTGCAGATATTAGTGTAGTAGAAGACAATCAAGATTTTGTAGAAGAAGGAGATGTCGATGTTATCCAAGATACAATGACATTATTATCTGAATATATCGATGGATACGAAATGACTATTGATAAAACTAGATTGAAAGGTTTTATTAAAGAATTATATGTTGATGCAATAAGAGAAAACGCTTAATGATAGAATTTAACACTATTAAATGGAAGAATTTTCTTTCTACTGGAAATAACTTTACAGAAGTTCAGCTTGACAAAACATCGTCAACATTAATTCTTGGTGCGAATGGTGCTGGTAAGTCTACCATATTAGATGCATTATGTTTTGGATTGTTTGGAAGAGCGTTTCGAAAAATAAACAAACCTCAACTCATAAATTCAATAAACGAAAAAGAATGTGTTATTGAAGTGCGATTTACTATTGGAAGAAATAAGTATCTCGTTAAGAGAGGTATCAAACCAAATATATTTGAAATATTTGTAAATGATTCTATGTTAGATCAAGATTCAAAGATAAAAGATTCTCAGACCTATCTTGAAGATAATATTCTTAAGTTAAATTATAAATCTTTTACCCAAACTGTAATTCTTGGTTCTGCAACATTTGTACCTTTTATGCAGTTATCAGCTTCAGATAGAAGAGATATTATAGAAGATTTATTGGATATAAAAATATTTACTTCTATGAATGAAATATTAAAAGTTCGGCAGTTCGAACTTAAAGATAAAATGTCAAAAAATGAAAACGATAGAGTCTTATGTGATAATAAAATACATGTCCAAAGTTCTTACATAGAAGAAATTAATAACGCAAAGAAAAGTTCCATAAAATCTATTGAAAATAAAATAAATCTTAGAGAAGAAAGTATATCTAAAAATTTAGATTTCATTGAACAAAAGACAAACAAATCTAATGAATTGATGACTCTTGTAAGAGATGAAACTTCAGTTAGAAAAAAACAAAATAAACTTGATTCTCTAGAAAGTCAACTTATGTCTAATCTAAAGAAGAATAAAAAAGATGAAAAGTTTTTTTCTGAGGTTGATAATTGTCCTACTTGTAAACAAAAAGTAAATGATTCTCATAGAGAATCTATGACCAGTGATGCAAGAAAAAAGGTAATAGAACTAGAAACTGCGATAGAAAAATTGGGTTCAGAGTTCAAAAAAGTAAATGATAGATTAAATAGTATTTCTGATATTCAAGAACAAATATCTTTATGTTCTTCCCAAGTATCAGAAAAAAATTCAGAAATTAAATTATTGAGAAGAGATATAAATGAATTTAAAAATGAAATAACGGAATTGCAAAGTAAAGATACCTCTGTAAGTCATTTATATACAGAATTAAATAAACTTGAAACTGAATTATCTAGTCTTGATAATACTAGAAAAGAGTTGAGTGAATCTAGAGAATATCATAATATTGCATCTATGTTGTTGAAAGATACTGGAGTTAAAACTTCAATTATAAAATACTATTTGCCTATCATGAATAAGTTAATCAATCAATATTTACAGTCTATGGATTTTTATGTTAACTTTACAATGGATGAAAAGTTTTCTGAATCGATTAAATCTAGAAGTAGAGAAAGATTTACATATGCATCTTTCAGTGAAGGTGAGAAAATGAGAATAGATTTAGCTTTGTTATTTACTTGGAGAGCAATAGCAAAGATGAAAAATTCAGTAAATACAAATTTACTGATACTTGATGAAGTGTTTGATAGTTCTCTTGATAATAACGGAACGGATGAGTTCTTGAAATTGTTGAACACATTAGGTGGTAATAATGTTTTTGTGATAAGTCATAAAGGAGAAATACTTTATGATAAATTTAGGAGTGTAATAAAGTTCGACAAAATAAAGAACTTTAGTCAAATAGTGAAAGAAAAATAAAAATGGGACTTTACTTAGATTCTTGTTACGAAATTACAAAAGACTATCCAAACTATGATTATGTATTAACGTCACCCCCCGACTATGCAGAATTAGGAATAGACCCCAAAACTGGCCAGTGGGAAGTTTTTCTGGATAGTTGGATGAGTCAATTAAAACCAAAAAAGAATTTGGTAACCATATGTACTACTGATAGGAAGGCAGATGGTAAGATATATCCAAAACATATAAAAATAATTAATGTTATGGAAGATAATGGTTGGTTTTTGAAATCTAAAAAGATATGGGTAAAATCCTATAAAGTTAATATGTTTAGAATGAATTATATGAATATATTAACCTTTGCAAAAAAACCATTTAAAGTAGTAAATCCTCATGACCCAGATGTATTCTTTGATGATGCATCAACGGTTGTTAGTGGGTTTAAATATGGAATGTCCTTGGATGTTTGCAGAAAGATGATTGCAAACTGCACAGAAAAGGATGATGTCGTGTATGACCCTTTCATGGGTTCTGGCACCACAGCCATTGCAGCTATTCGTGAAGGAAGAGCATACCAAGGGGCAGAAATAAACGAAACAACATGGTTGATTTCTAAGGAGAGAGTTGCAGAAGAATTAAATAAACCCCCAACAATGGAGCAATATTTTGACTGACCCATTCAAAATTGATTATGATAAAAAAGAAAAAGAAAAAGAAGACCCATTTCTAAATGAAGGCTTGACTTTAGTACTAATGATTGTTATATTGGTAAGTACAACATTTATTTTGAATTGGATTGTGTGGTTATTTGGAGTATAATATGAAAGAAGATAAACTTTACGAGTTTTTAAAAGAGTGTGTAAATCATGATGGTTTGCCTATCATGGATACAAATTTATTTGGTCATGTCACTGAGATGTACGGAAAAGAAGTTTTTAGAAAAGTACTCGCAGAATTTATCACAAAAGAAAAACCACCATTCCCATATAAAGAATTTACATACGAAGATTTAGTAACTTCGTTTAGAAAATTAAAAAAAGTTGATTACTCTCAATATATAACTCCAAAGGAAAATCAACAAAAAGAAGTTTTAGAAAAGTATGACGATTACAAATATTCTTATGAAAAATATGGTCTAGGGATGATTGATGCTCCTTCAACATTTAATGAAGTGAGTGACTATTTTCAGAACAAACTGAGGATGCAGTGTGGGTCTTATGGGTTTCGTTCTCCTGTAGATAGGTGGAATGAGGGGGATAATATTTGGGGGGTCTTAGGCCCCGTTTGGCGAGGTGTGAACGATAGTTGGGAACTTGGCCCCAAACAATACATGATGGCATTTCGTCTTGGAACATATATTGCAACACAATTCAAACCGATAGTTGCAAAAGTTATTTACGAGATGACAGATGCAAAAATAGTACTTGATACATCAATGGGATGGGGAGACAGATTGTGTGGATTTTTTGCTTCGAAAGCAAGTCATTATATAGGATGTGACCCAAATCCAAATACATTTGAAAATTATAAAAAACAAGCAGAAGAATACTCAAAGTTTATTGGTAATGAATATGCAATTGTTGATGATGGAGATAGATGGGAATTAGACGGTCATTTAAAGTCTGTGGTTATGTATAGGTGTGGTGCAGAAAATTTGCCTTGGGAAGATATTAACAATATAGATTGTGCATTTACAAGTCCACCATATTTTTCTACAGAAAGATATAACGAAGGTGGATTACATTCAGAAGACCAATCATGGGCAAAGTTTAATGAGTATGAAGCTTGGAGAGATGATTTTTATCTTCCAGTTTCTTCAAATACATTCGATTCTTTATCGCCTGGTGGGCATATGTTAATAAACATTATGGATCCAAAAATTAAAGGGAAAAGATATCGTTCTGGTGATGAATTAGTCGATGAACTTAAAGATGATTTTATAGGTCAAGTAGGTATGAGAATAATGCAAAGACCTCAAGGTAAGGCAGTATTTTCTGACGAAGATGGTAATTTTGATAAAGAAAAATTAAATTCCTTTATGAACAAGACATATATGGAAAATGTCTGGTGTTTTAGAAAAGGTAAAGGAATAGATTTGTTTCGACATAAGAGAGTTATATCCTTAGATAGTTTTTTATAAATAGTATAAAACCTACAAGGAACGAACTTTCATGGCTGATTCGCTGTTAAATACTTCTATATCTGCTATTGTAACAAATGCAACTAATAAAATTCCAACTGCAACTGTTGATGAATTAGTTCAAATTGCATCTGCAATAGATGATATTGGAAAAGACGAAGATACTACTCTTGAAACTGCGATAAACAATCGTATAAACACCCTCATGGGTGGTTCTCCCACAATAAGTGATGTACAGAAACTTGGGCGTGTTATTCGAAGAATGACAGATGAAACTGTTGCCTCCCAAGCAGGAAATACTGACAATCTTTCAGAAGGCACTACAAATCTTTACTATACAGATGCAAGATTTGATAGTAGACTACAAACTCAATTACCAAATACTGATAGTCTTACAGAAGGTAGTACAAATCTTTACTATACAGATGCAAGGACACGAACTCATATAACAAGTGCAGACTTGGATATGGGGGGAAATAAAGTACTTTTTGGTAATCTATATTCAACTGAGGCTGACCTTCCATCTGCATCTGCATATCATGGTATGTTTGCACATGTTCACGCTACTGGAAAGGCCTATTTCGCTCATGCTGGTGTCTGGCATAAGTTAATAGACGAAACATCATCTACAACTACTGATTTAACTGAAGGTACAAATCAATATTACACTGATGCCAGAGTACAAACAAAACTTGGTTCTGTGTCTGGACATATTTTACCAGATACTGATGTAACATATGATTTAGGATCATCGACCAATAAATTTAGAGATTTATATTTATCTGGTTCTAGTCTTAAATTAGGAGATGCAACAATATCTGCTGAAGCTGGTGGTGCAATGAATCTTCCAGCAGATTCGAAGTTGGGGGATACACCTACTGCAAGCGATAATACCACAAAGATTGCAACTACAGCATTTGTGTCTACTGCAATCTCAAATTTAATTGATTCTGCGCCTGGAGCTTTAAACACATTAAATGAACTTGCAGCTGCATTAGGGGATGATGAAAATTTTTCTACGACAATTACAAATTCTATTGCAACTAAGGCTAATACATCATCATTATCAACAGTCGCAACATCAGGGAATTTTTCAGATTTAAGTAATACACCTACAACCCTTGCTGGATATGGAATCACAGATGGTGGTAATGATTCATTTCAAGCATCTGGTATTAACAAAATATATTTTCAAGAATCTCAACCAAGTATTACTCAACTTGGAGAATTGTGGTTTCAACCATCTCTTGCTAGATTTTATAAAGCAATCGCAAATACCAATACTCAAACAGTTGATGCTGGCCAAGTTTCTAGTGCCCCAAATAATATAACATTTCCAGCAGCTGGTTCTGGTGGTACATCAATTTTTATGAGATATGGTGCATATCAGAATGCTGTTATTACATTCACAACTCCTTTAAATCTAGTATCTTTTACTGGTGGAGGAGGTCATGATACATCTTTAGTTGATGTTACTATGGAAGATGGGACTGTTCATACATTAAGTAATGGATATAATTTTGAGTCATATAGTGGTGGAGTTTTTGATACTGGTAGAGTTGCATCAATAAAGATAAACACCACATATAGTGGAAATAATAGTACTATGAATATAATCACATCTGGTGCGCCTGTATGGGAATTAATTGCTGTCAACGGAGTTCCACTATCTACATCCGATTTAAGTGAAGGTACAAATCTCTATTATACAGATGCAAGAGTTGACTCAAGAATAAGTTCTCAAGTGACGCCTTTTCCTTATAGTGCTATAACTCAATCTTTAATTCCATCTGTTGATTCTGATGGCACTACAGGGGTTGATTTAGGAAGTTCATCTAAAAAATGGAGAGACCTTTATCTTTCTGGGAATACTTTACATTTAGGTGCAGCTCAAATAACAGCAGATGCTGGAACAATTAAACTTCCTACTGGTTCTGTTATTTTAGATAGTGGGGGTAGTCCACAGGTTATTCCATCTGCATTAGAAGAATTAACTAATGTTGATTTAATTGTCCCAAGTGAAAATATGACAATTGCAGTAGATGAAACTGATTCTGGTGCTTCTCCAACAAGTGGTTGGGAGTGGTCATGGAACGCAACATCACTTCCATATGCAAGAAGTACAATTTTAAATCAAACTCAAGGACAGATTCCATTATATAAAGGAAGTACATATCAAGTTAGAAATTTCGCAGCCAATGTAAATTCTGGAAATGCAACTCAAACTCATAAAATATATTTGAAATGGATAGATGGTGCTGGTTTAGATAATTTAGTAAGTTGGTCAACAAGTTTATTAAGTCAAACCATTTCTTTTCCAGGCGTTAGAAGTGGTGCAACAGTAACAGGTCAAGTTTTAAATATTACTGTTCCAAGTACGGTAACACCACCAACTCTTACGCCTCCTACTGTAACATATAATGTAGGTGCTGATACTGGAGTTTACCAATTTAGTGGTGCAAATTCTGGAGATAATCCTTCAATTGGGCCGCTCTATAAGGGGGGTACATATACATTCACATTAGACAGTACAGTTTCTGGACATCCATTTTATTTAACTACGGATGATGGTGCAAATTTTGTATCAAACTCATTTGTTGGAGAATATACTTCTGGAGTCACAGGTTCAAGAAATAGTTCTGGAGATGTGGTCTTTACTGTTCCATCTGATGCTCCTTCTACTCTTTATTATCAGTGTGGGATACATTCGGCTATGAAAGGAACTATAACGATTAAAGACCTTGCAGTAGAAACAGATGCTGATAGTAATTATGTATTATATTTTCAACATACACAAGAAGGTCATAAAAATCAAGTTCCAATA